TCTATTAATTAAATCTTTAAATTGATGTCTGTTCATTCTATGTCTTTGAATAACATATTCACATTCATCCATACTTCTAGCATTAGGGTCTGGATAAAAATCCCATATACTACAAAATTCTATTTTAGGTACTTTAACAAACTCAGGTGTATATTGTCTTGCATTACCATTACCTGATAAATTATATTTATGTAAAGTTTTATTATAAGTAAATGGACCTTTTATAATTCCTGTTCCTAATAAACAAGATTCAAAGATTGCACTTCTTAAAATAATATTTGCATTTGATTCATCTAATTGGTCTTCAATTAATTTTTGTAATTGTCTTGAAGCAATCTGTGCTGGTTTTATTTGTGGAAATTCTGGTAAGACTGCTGGACCTTCATCTAAATCTGCATCTTCATATTTTTCTTGAAGACCACCTAACCAATGTGAACCTAATGAATTAAATGTTGCACCTGCTGGTAATTCTTTTCCATCACCAGGATATCCTAAGTCAGAAGATTCTTCTGTTATAGGTTGACCAGGTTCATATTCTAAGTTACCTTCTATTGAAGGAGTTGGTTTCATATTCTCATCACCCATTTGTTCTTTCATGGGATTCATATGAGCATACTCAGCAATGCCTTCAGGTACTTTTGTTTCTTGAATAATTAATGGAAACTTTCCAGTTCCAAATAATACATCTATGATTTGTCCATAAGCTGCTAAAACTTTTGTCTTAGTTACTTTAACAAAAACTCTAGACTTCTCATGTTGTGTAAAGTGAACATTTTTATAATACTGTCCACGATAATTATGATAAGCTTGTAACCATCTACTTTCATCATCTTGTCTCTTATCAGAACAAGATTGAAATTTGCTTTGAATCTCAGCAACTAATGGTTCAATACTTTGTTGTTCAGCTTCATCAACTTGAGAAACCAAATTGTTTTTAATTTCCATAAATAGATTCCTTTATACCAATATGTATAATAATACAGTTATTATCTGCCCTTGTCAACTATTTTCTTGATATCAACTATAACACTATTAGGAATTATAGTTGTATTACCTATCTCATCTATAGAACCTGTATCTTCATTCTTTAATGAGTAATCACCAAATATCCTAGTTATACTACCCTTTTGAGATAATAGATGTCCTTTAGTTACACATATAGGGAGCTTGGCTTTTTTACATCCTTCTAAAGATTGCCATGATGAATCACTACAAATATCCAACCAGTATATAGCTACCATAGGATACCTGTCTATTTCTCTCTTAGCTCTATTATTTATTTTTATTTTTCTTTTAATCATATCTTCTCACTAAAATGTTTTTTGTTTTTTATAACCTTATAGTTATGATTTTCATCAGCAGTTTTTACTTTACCATAAGGTTCAAACTTACCATTGCCTTTTATTTCTGGGTCTTTTAACCAAGCAGTTTCTTGGTCTTTAATCCCATTGTTATCTGAATATCTGTATAAGTTTATTTTAAATACTTGTTCAATATGTTCTTGTTTAATATATTCTTGTAATTCTTCATAAGACATTATCTCATTATATTGTTCATTAGTATTCTTATTTCTAAAAGTATATACAGGCATTAATATCCAAATGTAGGGTCTGAAGGTGTCCACTTTTTAATATGTCTCATATGTTCATATGCACTAATAGTTCTAGGTCTAGACATAATTAAATATCTTAAAGCATCATACGCATGGTCTGGTGCTTTAGTATCTACATCTTCAGGTTTGTTAGGGTCTATAGGTATACCTTGTAGTTCCCTAATTAGGTTAGGACAAGATTTAAAAATTTGTAATTTAGGTCTTCCCTTGTCATTTAATTTTAATCTCTCATGGATTTGTATCTTTCCTTGAATTCTATTCTTATCAGCTCTTCTAAGTTTATGACCAGCCATAGTTAATACTTCTCCAACAGTAGGTCCAGTTGTTCCAGTCCTCGCCCATGCTGCAGTATCTAACACTCCTCTAACAGATAGTTTATCTTCCTTTTCAAATTCAAAAATTCTTTTAGCTAAGTCTTGACCAGTTAAACCTTTCTGATATAATTCTCTATAAATAATTAATGTTTCATCTTGTGGGTCTAATGCTCCCCATATTACAGCAGACTCTGCTGCATAACCATAGTCAATTCCTTTTATTCTTTCCCAAGTTTTAGGAATAGCAAAAGGAGCTATGCAATGTTTATCATATTCAAATTCTGTAAAGGCAGCACCTTCGGAAACATCCCAGTTACCATCTAGTAATTGTTTCTTTTGTGTTGGTGGTAATGATTCCAACATCTGTTCATACTTACCATCTTCAGCTAGATATGGATTATCATCTAGTCTAGCTGGTATAAATTTTCTTGTAATCTTATCTTCACCAGTAAAACTTTCATTAGGAGGTGATGGGTCTAGATACCTTTTTTTGACCCAACTCCCTCCAACTCCTCCAGGGTTTGCAGTACACCGAATAAAGCATTGTATATTTTTATTAGTTGTTCTTAATCGTGATTGCAAATATTGAAGGGGAAATTCTGTGGGATACTGTGTTAGCTCGTCAATCCCTATCCAGGTATATGATTGACCTTGGTATCTATACACATCAGCATCTCTATCCAGATATCCGAACTCCAACGAAGCTCCTGAAGGAAATCTCCAAATCTTTTCAACTTCTCTAAACTTTGCACCTGCAAAAGCTTTAGGATAAAGTTCTCTAGATTTATCAATTAATTCTCTCAACTCTGGCATAGACTTTCTTAATAACAAAGCTCTATGTTCTTTAATGTGCATAAACCTTAATGGGTCTACAAGCATGGCATATGATTTACCACCACCTGCAGCTCCTCCATACAGAACATCCTGCTCTGGTGCAGCTAAGAATTCTGTTTGTGGACCTGTATTAGGTTTGAATACTATTCTTTCTTTTTCTTCTTCTAAAAGAGTTTTAACTTTCTTAGGTAGAGTATCAAATTGTTTCTCTCCTATAACAGTACCTTTAATAGATACCTTATCAGTCTCTGCTCTTTGTACTACACCTAAAGCTTCTTTCTTAGCTCTAAGTCTAGTAGTCTTATTCTCAAGATTCTTTTTTAATCTTTTAATTTCTTTTTCTTTTTCTTTAACTGCTTTCCTTGCAGCTATCTTTGCTTTTTGTTCAAAGCTATAATTATACTGTCTCTTCATCTCTACTTAATAATCCAGTTGGTTTATCAGTTAAGTCATCTCTATCAATGATTTTCTTTAATCCCATTGCAGATAACTTACGACCTGTTTGATGCTGTAATATTTCAACACCACCTCTTAATGAAAAAGCACCAGCTTTAACACCATCTTTAATTTCATTCAAAGCTGATAACTCTTTATCAACTTTCTCTAAAGTTTTATTATCTTCTGATAACTTATAACCAAAAGGTATAGTAGAACTATTTCTTCTCTTCATCTATTACCTCTACATCTTCTGCTTCTATAATTGGTTTCTTCTCAGGTAATATAAATATACCACTACCTGAACTATGAGTAACATCTAACTTATCTCTTTTAGCAACACCAACTCTGTCTAACAAGGTCTGGGCTGCTTGAAGTTTAGCATTGACTTGTGGTATTGGGTCATCACTATTCAATATCTCTACTAATTTATTTGAAGCTTGTGGAGCTGACTTTGCTAGAATCTTTGTGGCAACATCTATGATTTCATCTTTCAGACTATTTATTACTGAATAAGATGCACCAGGTTTGTAACCAGCTAAGTCTAAAGCTTTATTAATATCTCCCTTTGCTTCTGAAGATAATGCTGCTAAGAACTTCTCTTGTTGTTCTGTTAACTTCCTTTTATTATCTAAGGAAGGTAAATAATTATTAACCATAATATGATTATAACAAGTTTACAGCTAGTTGACAACATTTATTTTCATTTAGAGTTGACAAATGCAGGAGTGGGTGTATAATATAAGTATACTCTCCAGGGGGTGAAGCACCTATATCTATCTGGGTCAGTCCAGAAATATAGCAAGTCTCTATGCGAATCTTTGTAGCTGGGCGAGTTCTATCTAGTTTACATCTAAACTCTCTAATTTTGTATAAGCAGTATATACATACCCCACCACCCACCCATGGCACCTCGTACCCCTTTTGTTCTCTTCAACCTTTAGTTGAGAATATAGGTCAATAATACTTACCTTTAATTAATCTCTTAAAATCTCAATAAATCTTTTTAGTTGGTTTACAATAACAACCAATTAACAAGCTAATAAAAGATAATTTAAAAGCCCTCAAACAATCTCCAAAAATAACAATAAAAACAATATCTTTTTAACAATTCTATTAGCTTAAAATATTAGGCAATATTAAATCTAAAATTTTAAAGAA